CCTCTAAAGAGGGGCCCCCCGACGTGTTGCAGTGGTGTTGCACTGGCGGGGTGCCTGCGGGTCTTACAACACGTTGCAACATGTTGTGCCGTGTTGCGTGTTGGCACCCAGAAAAGCGCCACCAAAAACGGCACCTTTTATGTTACAATTCGTGATCAAAATCTGCACCTTCCCTGTTGCACCCACCCCCTCCCACCTGTACAACACTCTCAGAGGCGACGCGGTGAGACAGCCACGTCGATGTCCTCGACCCCCGCTCCGGGGCCGGGCTGCCCGGGACAGGAGGCGAGGCGGGGCGCTCTCCCCGCCGCCTTGGAGACCTGACATGTCGCGCAACGGCCTCACCCTGACCGAGCAGACGCTGCTCGCATCCGCCAACAGCCGCGGCGTGGTCCACTTCCAGACCTACACCAAGCGCCGCGGATACGCCTTCTACACGGTCGGCGGGCGGGAGCTGCGCGCCGCGCAGAAGCTCGTCAAGCGCGGCCTGCTGCGCGAGGGGGAGCACAAGTCCAGCTCGACCTACGTGCGGTACTCCATGGGCTACCGGCAGGAGCGCTGGACCGACCACTTCTTCCACACCGTTCTGTAGCGTTTACACGACCTCACACAGGAGACCTGACATGAAAGACTACATCTACGTGGGATCCGCCCCCACCGACGAGGACTGCGTCCAAGTGACGCGGGACGCGGACTACCTGCCCGCCATGCGCGCGGAGTGCCTGCGGTACATCGCCGCCCTGCGCGCCAAGTACGGCCCGGAGCCTGAGGGCGCGGAGCTGCGCCTGAAGCGGGAGGGGCACGACTTTGGGCCGTACATCGAGGTGGTGTGCGTCTTCGACCCCACCGACGACGCAGCCGTCGAGTACGCCTACGACGTCGAGGGCGGCCTGCAATTCTGGCCGGAGGAGGCCTGACATGACCTACCGCACCGTCACCATCGAGCTGAACCGCCGCGCGTCGACGATCGAGGCCCACGCCTCGGTCGTCCGGCGGGCCCTGACGGGCAGCTTCACCACCGAGGCGTCCCTCGACGCCGCCCTGCGCGCAGCGCGCCACCTCGCCGCCGAGGCCCAAGCCCTCGCCGCACATCTGCAGGCCCAAGCCCTCGCCGCACAACCGGAGACCACGCCACAGTGAAGAAAGTCCTTGCACCCCCAGGGGTGCGGGTGTACGGTCTGACTGTGAACGCAAGGAGATCTGACGTGATCCGGTATGTGGTTACCAACCCCGACGGGGACGCCGTCGCAGAGGGCCTCACCTCCGAGGAGGCCGGGCGCCTGATCCTGTCCTACTGCTCGCACAGCATCAAGCCGTGGGGCAGGGGGTGGCTGCTGCGTGTAAACGGCACCCCGCGCCGCGGCGTGGGCCCCGGCTGCACGCGCGAGGAGGCCACGGAGATCATGTTGCGCGGCGTGGCGCGCGACGCCCGCATCGAAGATGGATGGCCCGCCGAGGCCCGCTTTCAACCCGACAGGGAGAGTGAATGATGACTGACGAAGAGCTGGACAAGGCGCGAGCCGCCGAGGCTTGGCGTGTTTTCTCGACCAGCGATGCCGACTTTACAATCGAGGCGCTTGGGGAGATCGCCGCCCGCCTAGCCCGCGAAGGCTGGACGCCGCCCGTTGACCCGGACCTGCTGGTAGCGCGGGAGATCGCGGCGAAGGGGTGGGGCGAAGTGGGTTTGGGTTTGTCCACGGCTGAAACCGCCGCCCTCGTCACACAGACCCTTGCGGGGAGCTACGACACACATCTGTTTGTCCGCGCCGCCCTCGCCGCCTACAAGGCCGGGCGAGAAGCCGAGGCCGAGCGGGCGAAGGTGCTGCTGGCGGCGCTGGACGACATGCAGAAAAACAGCATGACCGTTTGGAGCGCCCGCGCAAGCGCCGCCCTCGCCGCCTACAAGGCCGGAAAGGCGACTGGAAAAGGCCCTCGCTGACTACAAGGCTTGAAACAATTCGTGACTTGCACCTGAACGGGTGCGGAGCTACTTTCTGACTGTGGCCACTGGGGCCGCAAGGAGACCTGACATGGACAACTACACCGCCGTCGGCCTTGCCGAGGGTTTCATCGAGACGGACGACGAGACGCAGGTCGTCGCCGCATGGCAGCACCTGCACGACACGGGCCTCGCCTACCAGCTGCAGGGCTGGTTCGGGCGCACCGCCCAGCACCTCCTCGCGGAGGGGGTGATCCAGTGATTGAACAGCACACGCCGGGGCCTTGGCGCGTCATCCATTATGATGCAGGAGATAGACCCTATCGAGACCATAACGGTCCGTGCCCCGGCATTTTTGCATCCGAAGAACAGGATTGCAGCATAGTCCATTGGGATGGATTCAAACAAAAGCATTGGTCATCCGCAAACGGGAATCAAAAACAGATAGAAGCCAACGCCCGCCTGATCGCCGCCGCGCCAAGCCTCCTGAAGGCTCTGGAGGATCTGCTGGCCAGTGACTTGGTCCGGCTTGGGTGGCTGCCGTTGCCCGGCACGCCCGACTTCCCTGAAATGAGCCTCAGCCTTCGTGAGCGCGCCGCGCCGATCTTCGCCGCCCGCGCCGCCATCGCCGCGGCGCGTTTACACAACCCCCAAACACAGGAGAGCGGGGAATGAGCACTGAAATGGATGTCGCCAAGGCGCTGGTCCGAACGGCCCTCGCCAAGGGGTACAGGGTCGTCATCTGGGACGGCTTCAGCGAGACCGACGACGGTCTGCGGGACATGCTGTACCTGATGCCGCCCGGGGAGGTCCCCGACGCGGTTCTGGAGGACGCGCTGGGGCGCACGGAGGAGGACAGCATCTACCTCACCACGCCGGACGGGAAGCACCTCGGCACCCTGTGGCTGATCTGGGGCAACGACCCGAGCGGCGAGGAGCTGGTCGCGGACATGACCTCCACCGACGCCGCCCGGGACGTCGTCAACGACGTCAACCGCTCCTTTGGCTTCGAGGTGTACGAATGACCCACATCACGTACACAGCTGGCGGGGGTGGCGGTGGCGGGATGTCCACCGTGCCGGGCCCCATCGAGCGCGACAGGGACAGGTACATCCGCTACCTCGCCGTCAACGCGTGGATCAACGGCGACAGGGTGTACCTGCTGAAATACGCCAACCTGCAGGGCGCCGACCTGTCGGACCTGAACCTGTCGGGCGCACACCTGAGCTGCGCCAACCTCCGCGATGCGTGTCTGGTTCGCACAAACCTGTCGGGCGCAATTCTGGGTCACGCCGACCTGTCAGGCGCGCAGCTCAACGGCGCAAACCTGAAAGCGGCCCAGCTGCAGCACGCCAATCTGCAGGGTGCGCGGCTGGATGCCGCCATCATCCCCTTCGCAGGGTTCTACGGGGCGAAACTTGAGGGGAGCACCTTCCTCGAGGCTAGATACCTCAAAGAGGCGAACCTGTGCGGAGCGAGCTACTACGGCGAGCTGCGCCGGTACGCCATCAGCGCAGATCGCGGGGACTACGTGTTCCACCTGCTGAAGTACGACGACGGCCCGCCCAAGGTCCGCGCCGGGTGCCGCCTGTTTACACTCTCCGAGTACCGCAGGCACACGTGGTCCTATTTCGGGTCGCGCAAATGGCGCCAGACCCGAGCCATCCTGAAACTGTTCGAGGCATACAAATGACCCGCAAATATCGCAGATGGACTGAAGCCGAGGACCTGACCCTGCGCACGCGGTACGCTGCGGGGGACAGCTACGAGGACATCGCCCTCATCCTCGACAGGGAGCTGCACTCCGTGCGCTGCCGCGTGTATGACCTGCGATGCACGGATCCGAACGACGAGGCTCTCGCGCGCCGCAAGACGCGCCCCAAGCCTCGCCTCGCCCTGTCGTGCGCTCCGCCCCATCAGGGGCCTCAGGAGCCGCCCCCTGCGGCGCCCTCTCGCCCGGGCGGGTGGCTCAGCGAGGCGCTGGACGACGTGCGGTACAGGCTCGACGTCCTGCGGCAGCAGGAGGCGGACATCGCCTCGGCCCGGGCCGCTCTTGAGCAGACCCTGTCCGTTCTGGAGGGCCTGCGCATCGGCTGAAACAATTCGTGATTTGCACCCATATAGGTGCAGTGCTACTGTCTGAGGGTGGGGAGCGGGGCCGTGGTGGCCCTGCCCCACGGGAGACCTGACCATGACCCAAGTGTTCAAGAAGTCCGACGCCCTCACGCACTGGGCCGCCCTGCCCAAGGACGCCCCGCTCCGCCCCCACGCGATCGCGTACAAGTCGCGCGGCTCGACCTACGGCCACGACGGGGTGCGCGTCGAGGGGTCCCGGGACTTCATCGACGCCGTCCTCGGGCGTCTCTCCGACCTGCTCGACATGGAAAGCGACGACACCCGGATCAGCATCTCGTACCAGACGGTCGAGGCGAGGCCGGGCAAGGACCACAACGGCGGCGAGTACGTCTGCTACCTCAAGTTCCACGAGCGGGGGCCTGAGGCGCGCATCGCCAACCGCGTCTTTGGACGCGCCGCCTGAAGGCGCATTGCACCCCACCCGGTGGGGTGCTACCTTCCTCTCAAGGAGACATCCCATGACCCTTCAATTCATCATCGCCGCCCTGTGGCTCGCCCTGTTCGCTCACTCGATGTACAGCATCGGGGTTTCCAGCGACCGGGCGGGGTGGTGGCTCGCCGCCATTGCGCAGGCCGTTCTCGCGATCAACACCTTCATCGGGGCGTTCGCCGAATGAAACGCGACCTCATCTGGTGGGCGTGGCAGATCTTCTGCGCCCTCATCATCGCCGCCAGCCTAACGGCCTTCCTGTCCATCGCCGTGAGCCTGATCCCATGACCCCGGACACGTACGTCGTCGTCACCCCCGGGGCCGACGGACACCCCGACCGCGTCGCGCTGATGACGATGGACCGGGACGAGGCGGTCACCGAGGCCAAGCTCCTGTCCGCCTACCACCCCTTCGTTTTCCTCGGGCGCCTCGACACCATCGTCATCGCCCTCCCCACCAGCAAGGAGACCTGACATGCCCCCGTCCCCCGAAGACATCGCCGCCCTGCGCTCCGCGTTCCGGGCGGCGCAGCAAGCCGCAGCCGACGCTCACCTCGCCTACATGCAGGCCATGGCCCGAGAGATCCGGGCCCGCGACGCCATCGAGGACGCCCTGCGCGACGCCCGGGAGGACGAGACATGCGCCTCCTGACCCTCGCCTTGGCGGCCAGCCTGTGCCTGCCTCCGCCCGCCCACGCCGTCGCGTCCAGCGAGACCGCCAAGGCCCTGTACGAGGACTGCACGGCTGACGACGACACCTACCTCAAGGTCGCGTACTGCGTCGGCCAGATCCGCGGTATGGTGATCGGCGCCCAGATCGCCTTCACCGCCGAGGAGCTGACCCTGTGCTACCCCGACGACGTGCGGAACCGGGAGCTGCTGCAGGCCTTCCTCGACTACTACCGCGACAACCCGTCTAAACGTCTTGAACCCGCCTTCGTCACGGTCGTCCTGTCCGTCACGACGCGCTGGCCGTGCACCGGAGGCAAGCGATGACCCCCACCGAACAAGCCCGCCGGGCGGTGGGCTACGCGCTCGAAGAGGCCGAGATGTTCGACGGCATGACCCGCGCGGACGTTGAACGCCACCACACCGCCTTTGATGCTATGCCTGACACGCTACTGGTATCGCTGGCCCGCCAGCTATGGACCGTGAAAAGGGAGACGATGCGATGAGTGATGAACCCGACGAGGTCTACGCTGCGTGGGAAGCCTGCGCCTGCGACCGATATAAAGACGAGGAAAACGGCAACCCCCTTGGCCTCCCCCAAGGGATGCCGAACATCGACGATTTTAAAGACGGCTACCGCGCCGGTCAGGCCGCATCCGCAGAGCGGATCAAGGCGCTGGAGGAAGAGATCGCCGCCATGCAGGAAATACCGGGAAACCTTCGGGTCGAGATGAGCGACATGCTGACCCGACTGCATGAACTACACCCCGAGGATTTTGTGTGGCTCAAGGAGGCTGACCAGTGAACAAGCATATCATCCACCTCGCCGCTGTCGCTTGGGCAAACGGCGGAACCCTGTCCGGAGCCCGCCTGCACGGGGTCAACCTGCGCGAGGCCGTCCTGAGCGGGGCCGACCTGTTCGGGGCCAACTTGCGCGGGGCCGTCCTGAGCGGGGCCGTCCTGTTCGGGGCCAACTTGCGCGGGGCCGACCTGCGCTGGGCCGACCTGTTCGGGGCCAACTTGCGCGGGGCCGACCTGTCCGGGGCCAACCTGCGCGGGGCCGTCCTGAGCGGGGCCGTCCTGGTCGGGGCCAACGTGCGCGGGGCCGACCTGCGCTGGGCCGACCTGAGCGAGGCCGTCCTGAGCGGGGCCAACCTGCGCGGGGCCGTCCTGAGCGGGGCCAACCTGCGCGGGGCCGTCCTGACCGGGGCCGCCCTCGGCCTCGGTGCCGACCTGTCCGGGGCCGAATACCAAGACGACACCCTCTCCGCCCGCATAGCCGCCGCTGAACGCATGAACAAGCACATCATCCACCTCGCCGCCGTCGCATGGGCGAACGGCGGAACCCTGCGCGGTGCCAACCTGCGCGGTGCCTACCTGCGCGGCGCCGACCTGAGCGGCGCCAACCTGAGCGGTGCCGACCTGCACTACGCCAACCTGAGCGGCGCCGACCTGCGCGGCGCCGACCTGATCGACGCCAACCTGCGCGACGCCAACCTGATCGATGCCGACCTGAGCGGTGCCGACCTGCACTACGCCAACCTGCACGATGCCGACCTGCGCCGTGCCGACCTGATCGATGCCAACCTGATCGATGCCAACCTGAGCGGCGCCAACCTGAGCGGTGCCTACCTGCGCGGTGCCAAGTACGGAGGCGACACCCTCGCCGCTCTTATCGCCGCCGCCGAGCGCATGGACCGATACACCTTCCACCTGTTCCGGCTTAAGGACGGCCCACACAAGGTCATGGCCGGATGCCGCTGGTTCACAGTCGATGACTACCGCGCGCACGTCGCGGCGGAATACCCAGACACCGACAAGGCCCGCGAGACGCTGGACATTCTGGACTTCTTCGAGCGGAGGCTGACCAGTGAGTGACTGGATCGAACACAACGGCGGACCCCAGCCGGTCGCGGATGACGTGTGGGTTGAGGTCATATGGCCGACCCCCGAGGGGCTTTATCTAGCGACGTGCCGGGATGAAATCGAGACAGCCGATGAGATTCCGTGGGATGGCAAACAACGCTACCGCATCCTCAACCAGCACCTGATCGACGCCGCCCGCCTTGAGGGCATCCGGCTAGGGCTGGAGGCTGCGGGGAAGGCAGCTGCCAAGGGTTCGGATCGCCTAGTCGTTGAGTGGCGGAAAGGGCGCAAGACGGACAACCACCTAGAGGGCCGGAGCGACGGCATGGACGAAGCCGCCGAGTTGATCCGCGCCCTAGACCCCGAGACCATCGCAAAGGAGGCTGACCGTGACTGACTTTGCCAAAGACTTTATTTCTCTGGAAGATGGGTATTACTACTACTGGCCCCATTTTGGAAAGGGTGCCTTCAGCGCCGACAACTTGAGAGCCATTGCGGACGAACTAGATCGAAAAAACAAGCCTTGGGACGATCAGGTGCAAGCATACTTTAATGAGGCTGACCAATGAACCCTAGCTGGCTCATCCTCCACATCATCGACGCCCTGCGCGTCCCCTCGCCCCCGCCGCATCCGGCAGACGGCTACTGCTCCGATGCTCTGGCCTACGGGCTAGGCGCGGCGGCTGTCGTTGCGTTTGTTGCTATTCTCATTTGGACCAAAGGAGTGCTGGGATGACCTACCCCAAAGAACTGCAAGACTACTACGACGCCCACGACGCGATGATGGACGCGGAGCGACAAGGGGATTCTATGCGTCACCTTTGGCCGCGCCTTTACGGCCTCTACAAGGTCGCCCGATACGCCGCCGTCCGTCGCTGGCTATTGCCCGAGACGCCGGAGTTCGGATGACCCTGCTCGCAGTCTTGTGTCTCGCGGCGGCTCTGGCGGCTCTCGACCGATGAGCATGGCCCAGACAATCGCGGAGGTGTGCAACCGCCACCGGATCAGCGTGAAGGACTTCTACGGCCCCAGCCGTTGCCAGCGCTTCGTGCTGGCGAGGTGGGAGGCCGTGTACACGCTCCGCCAGATCCGGTTCTACGGCCCCGACGGGCCGGGGACCGGCCCTCACCGCTACAGCTACGGCGTCATCGCGCGGCAGATGCGCCGTGACCCGTCCACCATCCGGCATGCGTACGCGCAGATGAAGCGCCGCCTTGCTGAAACCCAATAGGTGCGGTAACGTCCGCGCCACATGAACAGGAGCAACACGCCATGACTTCCATGAACGGCATCGACCGCGCCATTGCCAGCGCCGGGTCGATCTCCGCCCTCGCCCGTAAGTTGGGCGTCTCGCATCAGGTCGCCAACCGATGGCAGAAGCGGGGCTTCGTGCCCGCCAAGCGCGCCATCGAGATCGAGCTGCACTACGGGATCCCGGCGCGAGACCTCGTCCACCCCAGCCTGCTGCAGATCGCCTCCCTGATCGCGTCCTGAGTCCCTGATGTCCGCCAGCGTGTCCACGATCACACCACACGTGCGGAGGGTTGAGGCGCCGTCTGACCTGCGCGAGCTTCCCGGCTGGCTGTGCTGGCGGAACGAGCAGGTGCCGGGCGAGGAGAAACCCCGCAAGGTGCCCTACTACGCCTCCGGGCAGCGTCGCCACGGCAAGCAGGGCGCGCCGGACGACAGGGCCAAGCTCGTGTCCTTCGCCGCAGCGCGCGACGCCGCGTCGCGCATGGGCATGGACGGCGTGGGTCTGGCCATGCTGCCGGATTTCGGCGTCACGGCCCTCGACTTCGACTACTGCGTCGACGCCGCCGGGCGCCTGCCGCCGGAGGTCGAGAGCATCGTCAGCCAGACGTACGCCGAGTACTCCCCGTCGGGGAAGGGTGTGCGGGCCTTCATCAAGGGGCAGCTTGGCAACCAGAAGAGCCACCGGGACGCGGCCAACAGCTACGGCTTCGAGGTCTTCTCGTCCTCGGGGTACGTGACCTTCACAGGCAACACCCTGCCCTTCACCGAGGCGTTGGGTCTGGAAGACCTCGTCGCGCCGATGAACGACGACGTCGTGAGCCTCTTCAGGCAGCGCTTCGGTGACGGCGCCACGTCGCAGCGCGACGCGCCCGGCGCGCCCGGCGCGGACCCCTTCGAGACCTTCGAGCCCACCCTCGGCCTGACCCTCGACGAGGCGCGTGCGTACCTGTCCGACCTCGACCCCAACATGGGCCGCGAGCCGTGGATGCAGGTCGCCATGGCCCTGCATCACGAGTTCGGGGCGGAGGGCTTCGAGCTTTGGAACGACTGGTCTCAGGACGGCGTGCGCTACCCCGGCACGCATGCTTTGTCGCAGCAGTGGCTGAGCCTCGACAGGCGGCAGCCCGCCGGGCGCCCCATCACCATGCGCACGGTCAAGAAGATGAGCGCCGAGGCGCGCCGGGAGGCGGGTCTGGAGCCGCGAAGCCTGATTGAGACGCACGCCGAGGCCACGGACACCGACCCGGGCCGCATGTCGTCGAGCGACGACTGGAAGGGGAAGTACCGCGTTTACACGGGCCTTGAGTTCTCTCAGCGCCCGCCCATCGACTGGATGATCAAGGGCGTCCTGCCCGACAACGCAGACCTCGTCATGATGTACGGCGCCAGCGGTTCGGGTAAGTCCTTCGTCGTCCTCGACATGGTCATGTCCCTCGTGCGGGGCGTGGACTGGAGGGGCAGGCGCACGAAGCGTAAGCGGGCCCTGTACATCGCCGCGGAAGGCGGAGGGGGTGTCTCGCAGCGCCTGCGCGCGTACAGCCTCCACCACGGCGTGAAGCTCGACAACCTGCCCCTCGGCATCATTCACGACGCGCCGAACCTCATGGTGGAGGAGGACGTGTCGGCCCTCGTCAAGGCCATCCTCGACGCGGGCGGCGCCGACCTGATCGTCATCGACACGCTGGCTCAGGTCACGCCCGGGGCCAATGAAAACAGCGCCGAGGACATGGGTCTGGCCTTGAAGCATGCGCGGGCCCTGCGCCGCGCGACGGGCGCCGTCATCCTCCTTGTGGCGCACACGGGCAAGGATCAGGCCAAGGGGATCCGGGGGTGGTCCGGCCTGCACGCCGCGACGGACACGGCGATCGAGGTCGTCAAGCCGGAGGGCGAAGACGAGGACGACGCGCGCCTGATCCGCATCGCCAAGCAAAAGGACGGTCGCGACGACCTGTCGTGGGGGTTCCGCTTCGAGACCGTCGTCGTGGCTTTCGACAGCGACAACGAGGAGGTCACGTCTCTGGTGGTCGTCGAGGCCGACCCGCCGACGCGCACGCCCTCCGGCCAGCCCCGCAAGCTCGGTGCGTGGGAGGAGGCCGTCATGGACTACATCGCGTCCTTGGGCCTGTCCTTCTCCGGCCTGAGCATGGGCGACCTGCTTGACGGCGTCAGGGACAGCATCCCGGCTCCGGCGCCCGGAGAGCGCGACGTGCGCAGGCAGAACGCGATGCGCGCCGTGCGCTCCCTGTGCAAGGGCCACGACGCGCCCCTGATCCTCGAAAACGGTTTCGTCACTTTGGGTGCATTTCCCTCTTGACGTTGCAATCTTACGGGTGCATAACCCGGGGCAAGGAGACCTGACATGATCAAAGCGGACAGCGTCGGAAAGCTGGTGGCGAACGCCAGACCCGACACGCGACGCCGGGACTATTTCCGGGCGCTGGACAACCGGGACCTGCTGCTTCACGGCAAGGAGGCCCTGACCTACACCGACGAGTACGTCTTCGCGCTGATCGAGCGCTTGGAGGACCTGCTCGACCGACAAGACTATCCCGCCCGATGGGCTGAGTACTACGAGGACTGAAAGGAGACCTGACATGTACGAGATCAACATCAAGGCCAACAGCGTCGGAGAGCTGGTGGGGCGCATCCGCGCCCTTGCCGCCGAGTTCGGCGCCTTCGGGGGCGTCGCCGTGTCCGCGCCCGTCGAGGCCCCGCCCACGCCGACCGCAGCCGTGCCTCTGGCCGTCTCGACGCCGACCGTCGAGGGGGAGGTGCCGTACGCGGACGTGCGCAACGCCTTCCTGCGCCTCGCCACCCTCAAGGGGCGCGACGTCGTCGGGGAGGTCCTGAAGGCTCACGGCGCCACCAAGACGGCTCAGGAGTTGGAGCCCTCGTCGTACGCCGCCGTGCTGGCGGACATCGAGCAGAGGCTGGCGGCGGGATGAGCGAACACGCCAAGCTCAGCCCGTCCGGCGCGCACCGATGGATGCGCTGCCCGGCCTCCCTGCGCAGAGAGGAAGACTTTCCCGACGAGTCCAGCGTCTACGCGCAGGAGGGCACCCGGGCCCACGAGGCCGCCGCGGCGATCCTCGAAGGTCGAGAGCCTCAGTGGGAAGAGGACGACATCGTCTCGGGCATGCCTGAGCACGTGCAGAGCTACGTTGACCTCGTCCGCGAGCTTGCGGAGGGCGGCACACTGCTCGTCGAGCAGCGCGTCAGTTTCAGCCCGTACATGGGCGGCGCCGCCGCGTCGGCCTTCGGCACGTCCGACGCCGTGATCCTGAAGGACCTCACCCTGACCGTGGTGGACCTGAAGTACGGCATGGGTGTCAAGGTGGACGCCGAGGACAACGAGCAGCTGATGCTGTACGCCTTGGGGTGCTTCAACGAGTTCGGGTGGTACGCGGACTTCAACGAGGTGCGCCTCGTCATCCACATGCCGCGCCTGTCTCACGTCAGCGAGCACTTCATCTCCGTGGAAGAGCTGCTTGCCTTCGCCAAGCGCGCCAAGGCCGCGGCCCACGTCGCCCTCGCCCCCGACGCGCCCTACGAGCCGGGCGCCAAGCAGTGCCGCTTCTGCCGCGCCCGCGGCGCATGCGAGGCGCTGAACGGAGAGGTCATGCGCGTCGTGGCCGCCACCGCCGACGAGTTCAACCCCGTCGTGCCGGACGACAGCGACGCCCTCTCCGAGGCCATGTCGAAGGTCGAACTGGTCGAGGTGTGGTGCAAGGGCGTGCGCGCGGAGGTCGAGCGGCGCCTGCTCGCGAACCAGACCGTGCCGGGGTACAAGCTCGTCGAGGGTCGTCAGGGCCCGCGCGGGTGGCGCGACGCCGAGGCGGTCGAGCGTCTGTTCAAGTCGTGGCGCCTGAAAAAGGAAGACGTCTACGATTTGAGCTTGATTTCACCCACGAAGGCGCAGAAGATGCTTTCCAACACCCCGAAGCGCTGGGCGAAGCTCGAAGCCCTGATCCAGCGCAGCGCGGGCAAACTATCCGTGGCTCCCGCCACAGATCGGAGACCGGCCATGTCGGCCTCCGCAACCGCCGACGAGTTCGGCTAATGTGCGAAAAGGAACGTGCAAAATGAGCGTGCGACTGATCATTCGGAATGTGCGAATTGCTTTCCCGGCCATCTTCGAGCCGCAGGCTGTCGGTGACGGCGAACCCGCCTACGGCGCCAAGTTCATCGTCCCCACCGACCACCCGCAGATCGACGAGATCCGCAAGGCCGTGCGTGACGTGGCCAAGGGCCAGTGGAACGACAAGGCGGACTCTGTCCTCAAGCTCCTGACTGCGGACAAGAAGACGGCTTGGGTCGAGGGGCCCTACATCAACAAGGACGGAGAGCCCTACGAGGGGTTCGAGGACGCCTTCCACCTGTCCTCGCGCAGCGCCAAGACGCGCCCGACGGCCTACGACAACGCCAACAACCCTGTGACGTCGGCGGACGGCCTGATCTACAGCGGCGCCTACGTCGATGCGTCCGTCGAGGTCTACGCGCAGGACAACAAGTGGGGGCGGCGGATCAACTGCGGCCTGCGCGGTGTCCGGTTCGTGAACCACGGCCAGAGCTTCGGCGGCGGGGCCCCGGCTGGCGCCGACGAGTTCGGCGCTCCGGTCGAGGTTGAGGACTCCTTCGTCTGATGCCGGAGGCTGGCCACAACTCCGTCGCGGCTGATGAGCTGAAGAAGCTCATGGACCGCATCGAGACGCTCGACGACGAGCGTGTAGCGCTCGGAGAGCAGATCCGCAGCGTCTACATGGAGGCGAAAGCCGCGGGCTTTGACACGAAGCCCATCCGAAAGCTCGTCGCCCTGCGACGGCGCGATCGGGGCCAGATCCTTGAGGATAAGGCCATGCTCGAGCTTTACGCATCCGCCCTCGGCTGCTTGGACCTCGTCTAAACAGCCCCGCGCCCCCGCCGAGAAGTCAGGTCTCCCGGCGGGGGCGCACTCCCTTCACAGGCGCCCATGGACCTCTTTCTCGACACCGAGACGTACAGCACTGTGCCTATTGACTGCGGAGCGCACGCATACGCCGAGCAGTCCAAGGTCCTGCTGGTGATCGTGGCGCGCGACGATGAGCCTGCGCAGGTTCTCGATTGCACGCAGGACCCGACCGTCCTCGACACCCTCAAGGCCCTTGTGCGCAAGGCGCGCAGGGTCATCATCCACAACAGCGCCTTCGACCGCATCGTGCTGGCCAAGCACGGCGTCGACATCCCCCTCACCAAGATCCACGACACCATGGTGCAGGCCCTCGCACACGCCCTGCCCGCCAAGCTGAGCCTCCTGTGCACCGTGCTGGAGGTCCCGCAGGACAAGGCCAAGAGCAAGCGCGGCGCCGCCCTGATCAACCGCTTCACCAAGCCCAACACGCGCGGCGAGGTGTCGGACAGCTCGACGCACCCCGACGAGTGGCTGGAGTTCATCGAGTACGGCAGGCTGGACGTCGAGGCCATGCGCGAGGTCTTCAAGCGCATGCCGACGTGGAACAACACCCCGGCGGAGCGCGAGCTGTGGCTCGTCGATCAGGCCATCAATGATCGTGGGTGCGCCGTCGATCTGGACCTCGCCAAGAACGCACAGCGCGCGGCCAAGGCCGAGGTGGGGCGTCTAAACGCCCGCCTGTCAGAGATCACCGGGGGCCGCCTCAAGAGCGCCACGCAGCGCGCCAAGGTGCTGGACTTTCTGGCCGACGAGGGGCTGATCCTAGAGGACCTGAGGTCGAACACCGTCGCGCAGGCCCTGAAGCGCACCGACCTGACGCCGCTCATGCGAGAGGTGCTGCAGATCCGCAAGCTGGCCTCGGCGACGAGCCCCGCCAAGTACGCAGCCGTCGAAAAGGCCGCCGTGGGCGGTCGCCTGCGCGGCGCCCTGCAGTTCTGTGCCGCGGGCCGCACGGGCCGGTGGGGCGGGCGCATCTTCCAGCCCCAGAACCTGCCAAGGCCGACCATCAAGAACGAGTACATCGAGCAGGGCATCGACGCCATGCGGGCGGGTGTCGAGGACCTCTTCTTCCCCAACGTCATGGAGCTGTGCACGAGCGCCATCCGTGGCGTCATTGTGGCGCCTCCCGGGCTGGCGGGCGAGAAGTGGAAGCTGGACGCCTTCAGCGCCTTTGATCGCGGGGAGGGGCCCGACCTGTACAAGGCCTCGTACGCCAAGGCGTACAACAAGCCCGTCGAGAAGGTCGAGCCCGCCGAGAGGCAGATCGGCAAGGTCATGGAGCTGGCGCTGGGATATCAGGGCGCCGCGGGCGCCTTCGTGAGCATGGCCGCCCTGTACGGCCTGCAGATACCCGAGACGCAGGCTGTCGCCCTCGTTCGGGCGTGGCGGTCGGCGCACGTCGCCACGGTCGCGCTTTGGTCGTCGGCTGAGCATGCCATCCGGTCGGCCCTCGCCAACCCCGGCAAGGCCTTCGTGGCGGGCAAGCTCACGTATCAGGTCACGGGGAGCTGGCTGCTCTGCAAGCTGCCCTCCGGCAATCGCGTCCTGTGCTACCCTAACCCGCGCATCGGCTCGATGCAGAAGGAGAGGGCGTTTGCTGAGCGCGCCATCGCCTACGACGGCTTTGACATCCTGCGCAGGTGGGGAGAGGTCGTCACGTACGGCGGCAAGGCCGTCGAGAACGCGACGCAGGCCGTGGCCCGCGACATCCTCGCGGCGGGCATCCTGCGCGCCGAGGAGGCCGGGTATAAGCCCGTCCTGCACGTGCACGACGAGATCATCTGCGAGACGCCAGACGACCCGTCCTTCAGCTCCGAGGGGCTGGCGGCCATCATGTCCGGCGGCACGCAATGGTCCGTCGGCCTGCCCCTCGCCGCGGCGGGCTTCGAGACGTACCGATACCGGAAGGGGGATTGAGCCATGGACGAGTATTTTCAGGACCTGCAGTGGCAGGAAGACTGGCGCGATAAGGCCCTGCGCGGGGAGTGGGTCCGGTGGGACGACGTCGCCAACGCAGGCGCTCAGGCAGAAGGGGTGTGGGAGCGCAGACACGACACGCAGGAGGCGCGACTGATGCCTCTTCGACGGAAGTTCCTCGTCCTAACCTTCAAGGAGTGGCTGCGGGGGCTCTTTATCGGAACGCGGCGCTACGCGGTGCACTACTATTTCGTGTTTCACCTCGGGCGACGGCGCAGGGTCATGTTCCGTGAAGAGATCGCGCAGCTGTGACCCCCGAGGGGCGGATCCAGTCGTACCTGAAGCGGCGCATCGCCGAGACCGGCGGCCACCAGCGCAAGCTGCAGTGGATCGGGCGCCGCGGCGCGCCGGACCTGTTCGTGTGGTGGGACGGGCCCCGCCTGTGGTTCGTCGAGGTCAAGAGCGAGACGGGCAGGCTGAGCACCCTGCAGGAGCTTGAGATCGGGCGCCTGAGGGCGTCCGGCTTTCGTGTGTGCGTCGTGGACTCCATGTCTGCGGTGGACGCCTTCATCGCCGAGGCAAAGGAGACAGCATGAAACCGCGCTTCATCCCCCACAGCTATCAGCGCGACATCATCCGCTTCATCGAGGACACCCCTCGCTGCGCCGTCTGGGCGGGCATGGGCACGGGCAAGACGGCCTCGACCCTCATGGCCCTCGACCACCTGTCCCTCGTCGAGGGGAACATCTTCCCGGCCCTCGTGCTGGCGCCCCTGCGCGTCGCCAAGTCAACGTGGCCGGACGAGGTCGCGAAGTGGGAGGACTTCAAGCACCTGCGCGTGTCGGTGATCTCCGGGTCCGTCGGGGAGCGCGAGAGGGCGCTGGCCGACAAGGCCGAGATCTACACCATGAACTACGACAACCTCATCTGGCTGACGTCGGAGCTGATCGACCACTGGCCCTTCAAGACGGTCATCGCCGACGAGTTTACACGCCTCAAGAACTACCGCACGCGGCAGGGTGGCCGTCGCTCGCGCGCTCTGGCCGAGGTCGCGCACCGCGACGTGACGCGCTTCATCGGCCTGACGGGCACGCCCTCTCCGAACGGCCTGTCCGACCTGTGGGGCCAGACGTGGTTCCTCGACAAGGGCGCGAGGCTGGGCCGGTCGTTCTCCGCCTTCGAGGGGCGGTGGTTCACCCGGGGGTGGGACGGGTACAGCGTCAAGCCCACGCCGTACGCTCAGGAGGAGATCGAGGACCGCCTGCGCGACATCTGCCTCACCGTTCCCGGCCTGCCTGTTGACGAGCCGATCTTCAACACGATCGAGGTGGACCTGCCTCTCAAGGCCCGCGCCACGTACAACGAGATGGAGCGGGACATGTTCGTGATGATCGACAAGTTCGGCGTCGATGCGCCCAACGCCGCCACGCAATGCGGCAAGCTGCAGCAGCTTGCCAACGGCGCCATCTACGTGGACGACGACCACAACTGGGCGGAGGTCCACCGCGCCAAGCTGGAGGCGCTGGAGAGCATCGTCGAGGAGGCGGCGGGGGCGCCCGTCCTCGTGTCGTACAACTTCCGCTCCGACCTGTCCCGCCTCAAGGCCGCCTTCCCTCAGGCGCAGGTGCTGGACGCCGACCCCGACACCATCAAGCGCTGGAACGCGGGCAAGATCCCCATCCTGCTGGCGCACCCCAAGTCCGCCGGGCACGGCCTGAACCTCGCCGAGGGGGGCAACATCCTAGCCTTCTTCTCGGTGGACTGGAACCTTGAGGAGCACCTCCAGATCATTGAGCGGATCGGTCCCATGCGGCAGAAGCAGGCAGGCCTGAACCGCCCCGTCTTCGTCCACATGATCTGCGCCAAGAACACCGTCGACTTCATGGTGCTCGAACGCCTGCAGACCAAGCGCAACCGGCAGGACATCCTCCTAGCCGCACTGAAGCGTCACGCACTCTAGGCTGCGCATATGCACTTGACGCGGTGCATAGCACCTGTCAGGTTGCGGTCTCCAGACATAAAGGAGACGTTATATGACGCGGGTCGTGCTGCCTTCGGGCTTCGTTTACCACAGGCCGCCTTACACAGAGGAAGAGGTGGCCGACATCTACCGGCGCCTTGAACAGGTGACGACGTTTACTCGTCCGAGTCGTAAGGCGCCGAGCCCGCCACAGCCGCACCAAGACCAAGAGCCGCCGTCAGGGCCGGGAGAAACTCCTTCCGGCTAAGGGCGTCCTTCAGCGCCTTGGGGCCCCGCTCCCAGATGACGCGGCGCAGGTTCTGCAAGTCCTCGCGCACGGGCTGTCCCGTGCGGGCGGCGTACTCGTAATCGGCCTCCATGGCCGTGCGGGCTTGGTTGCGGATCTCCGGTGTGTCAAGACGTTCGAGAGCGTTGGGTGCGCCGGACTCTTCGAGGTACTGAAGCATCTGTCGCGTGACGGCACCGGATCCGTGAGGCTGCGCCCACTCGTTTTCGTAGCCTTTGTAGCCTGACGCAATACCGACAGCTCGCGGTTGGGCCCCGGGCAGGAGCGTCGAGTACGCGCTTTCAAGACCGTTCGCGAGGTAGTTTTCGGTTTCCGCCCCTGTCGGGGGTTCGGGGTAGAAGGAAGTCATGGTCACGCCCTGCCCGGTGTCCACCACGTCTCCAAGCCCGTACCGCTCACCGAGATTTGCGAGGCCTTCAATCTCGCGCTGAGTTTGCTTTTCTGGAAGCGGCGTAAACAGCGAACCGGACAGCTCGCGGGGAGCCTCGGGCAGCACTTTGTGGTACGCGCCAGCGGCTTGGCCAGACACGGCGGCGCGATACGCTTCCCCGGCTTCCAGCAGGGCTCTGTGCTCAGGCGCAATGTCTTCGCCGCCCGGGGTCTCTTTCACGCGCGGCCTGCTTACGAACGCGGGGTTGTATTCGGTTCCTGCCTCGGTCTTGAACATGCCCTGCGCCTCAAGCATGGGAGCCTGCTCAAGACCCAAAGCGTTGTAGACGATGTCTCGGCTGTTGGGATCTCGAAAGAGGCGCCGGGGGTCAGACGAAAATGCGCCTCTTTCAAGTTGAAGCTGCGCTGCGTCCGCGGCTGACGTCGGCACTCGCACCAAGTTCGGCAGATGCCCGGTAACTTTGCCGGGGATGACCTCGTGCGTGGCAAACGCTACGGCTCGTTCCGGCATTGTCGCCGAAGCGCGAAGGGCTGCGCGCTCTACCGCTTTGGTTCCGGCCTTGAGGGCGGGCTTGGCCGCAGCCGCTCCGGGCACGGGCAGCATCCCGAGAGCCAGTCCGCCGGTCGCGGCGGCGGCCATCTCGCTGTACTGGCGGTAAGCGGCCATGTCGCCGCGCGCCTTGGCCTCGATGGCTTTCTGGCGCAGCTCCTTGGCATCCATCGCGCTCATCACGCCGCCGACGACAGGGAGGTTCTCAGCGACGGTGCGACCGGGGTTGGCCTTGAAGTCTTCCACCATTCCCATCGCCATGGGCGTGGCGACTTGGTTCTGCAGCACTTGCGGCAAACCCCCGCGCAGAAGGTCGGGCGCGACGCGCATGGCGAGGGCCGCCGAGTCGCGCAAGGCGTTACCGCTGGATGCGTAGTCGACGGCGCGTTTGCCGAGCGACTTGGCGCCCGCGACGATGGGGTCGTCGAGGATGATGGAGAGCGGGTTCTTAGGCATGGTCGGCCTCCACTAGGCCCCCTTTAGCGTACACTGGGCCACCAGACAGGATGTGTTGAAGCGCTTCGTCCGGGCTTATGCCGAGGATCCGCGAAGTCCTCTCCACCGCTTCGTTGATGATGGAGATCATGGGCTGCGGCTTGAAGTTGGGCGTCTTTGCCGTCTTGAGGCCTGCCCAAGTGACGTCTTGGAAGTTGGCGGGAGCGACGCCGTACTTCGCCGCGAGATCGTGCACGGGCTGCTCGTACAGTCCGTAGTACGTAGGCTGCGCCATCTTTCCGGTGGGGTCCCACGCGCCCATCATCTGCTCGTCGATGGTGGCTTTGTCGCGATGCCCGAGGAAGTTGCCCTTGAAGTTGAACCTTTTGGGGTTCCCGGCGGTGGTGAACAGCTCCGGGCTATCCATGAACTTTCGGCCCAGCACGATGTTGCCCATCGCGCCGTGCTTGCCGCCGCCGATCGGATACGGGATTTCGTAACCTTTCAGTGGTGTGGGCGTTCCGGTCAGGTCGAGGTGGTTCAGGTACCCGGTGGACAGGAAGTTTGTCGCCGGATCGGCGCCGCCGGTCGTTCCCGCCATGCTGTCGGCGAAGTACTTCTTGAACCGCCTCCGGCCTTCTTCGGGGCCGTACATCTGCATGTATGCCTGCTGCAGTTGCAGCATGGCATACCAGTGCTCTGCGTCCGGGTTGCCCTGCTGCGCCAGAAACCCCTCCTCCAAACGGCGAAGAGCTGCTGGATCTTGCGCCTTTTCGGTGTGAGCCAAAACAGTGGCTTCTTTTTTGGGGAGGGTGTCGATGAGCGTCGATCCGGCAAGCGGATAGTCTGCGGGGTCGACGTAGTCCCGCTTGGAGACGTCGAATATCGGCGTGTAGTTGCCCGCCTTGATGTCCGCAGTGGCCTGTTGCCGCGCCTTTGTCAGGGCTTGGATCTCGGGCGTGTCTGACCCCTTCCCTTCGTAAAAGCGCCCTTTGTTCTTGTCCCACTTCTGCTCTGGCGGAGCCGGGTCTGGGTACCGCTCCCGCAGCTTTTCGCGGTCTAGGCCTGCGCTGGGCGCACGGCGCGCGGCGCCGCTTTCCGACCGGATGATAGCTGGCGCCGACACCTGTTCGGTGGGCGCTTTGTACAGGTACTCCGCAAGGCGCTCCGGCGACATCGCGCCTTCAAGCCCTTCGCCTCCCGCGTAGTACCGGACCTCAGCGGGGATGGCGGGGATGCCTAGGGCCCGCGCGACGGCGGCGCGGTTGTTGCCCTCAAGGATAAAGGGCTCTCCCGTGTGGCTGACGCCGATCATGATCGGGCCGCCCGCCTCCGCATCGTACCCCCGCTCGCTCATGGAGGGCAGAAGCCGGTCGTACTTCGGGTTGCCCGGTCCCGGGCTTTCGCGCATGGCCCCGGGAATGTCCTGCAGCTTTTGAGGATCCAAAAGCACGGGGCGGTCCAGATAGCCTGTCACCGCCCCCGCAGGGGCGTTGCGGGCAAAGTTGCCGCTTGCGCTGTTGTCGGCTGCACGCTCTGCCGCACGCTCGCGCTCGTACTTCAGCCAGTCCCCGCCGGGGTTGTCCCTCTGAACCTTGGGGGGTTCAAGGCCGTACTTCTCGGTCAGCTTCGAGACGTCGCGCACGACGTCGCGCTCTGCGGCGTTCTTGATCGCGCGCACGCCAGCCTTGCCGACGGCGCGACCGCCCGGGAGCACACCCGCCGCGATGGTTGCCGAGGAGATGGCGGCAAGCTCTTCCAGCCTGCGCGCCGCACTTTCGTCGCCGCGCTGCCGGGCCTCTTCAGCCTGATCGCGCAGGGCGCTCGTGTCGAGGGCGGAGAGAGCGCCGCCGACAAAAGGCACAAGCCCGGCCACAGTCTTGACGGGATGCTCCTTGAAGTCTTCCGCGAACCCTTCGGCGACAGCCTTTCCCCCGCGGACGACACTCCCGACCGGGTCCTTGGCAAGCCGGGACACGTCCTGATCCGCACGACCGCTGGCCACGTAGTTGCGGAACCGCGCGCCAGCGTCCTGCGCGCCCTGAAGGAGCGACAGGGGGTTGCTCAGCAGCCCTTCCAGCGGCTTGCGCTTCTTGCGGCGCTTGCCGGTGACGACGACCTCTTCAACCGTCGGGGCGTCGAGCGCGGCGGACATGGGGTTCTCAGGCACGGTCAATCTCCGCTAGGCCGCCCTTGGCGTACGCTTTGAAGCCTTCGGTCAGGATGCGCTGCCGGGTCTCCGGGTCAAGGCCAAACCCGGGCACCTCGTCGAACTGCCGCTCGTCGTTGTATCGCTCAAACAGGGCATCATGCTCGTCGGAGTCGACGATGTCTTCCCACGGCCTGCGGAAATAGTTCGCGATCTCGCTCCCCGACGCGCCGCCCGAGCCACCCGCATACAGGGAGAACATGTCCATCTCGGGCTGGACGCCGAAGGGCTTCAGCACTTCGTTGATGCGCTTCGGCACGATGCGGTCGTAGAACTCGCGCGAGCCCTTGCCGGGGCCGACGATGAGATCGGGCGTCTCAAGGACGCCCCAAGGCTCGCTGCGCGAACGCTCGACAAGCGCGCGGGTCAGCGGCTCGCCGATCCGCTTTTCGAGGAGGTCCGGCGTCCACAGGGCGAGCGCCCGCATCATGTGCTCCGACGACCATGGAAGCCTGTGCGTCGTACCCGCATAGTCGATGGGCGCTATAGAAAACAGCGGCTCTCCGGGGCGCCACGACTCGGGGCCGCCTAGCGCGCGGGCATTGCGGCTAATGAGTTCTCGGGCCCGCTCTTCATCGAGCGTGTCGAGGGCGCCAAGCCCTCGCCGAAGGCGGTCTGCGTCAATCGCATCGACGTCCACGGGAACGGTGCGGTAGTGCAGCTCTCGTATCGGGATGTCCTGATTGTACCGCCGAGCCTGCAGGGCGCCCGGCGTCCACGTGAAATAGTCGCTTTGGCGGCGCGCGGCCTCGGTCAGTGCGCGCTTCAGGCCTAGATCGACCCAGTCGTTCGTGCTTTCGACGTACGGACCCACCGGCGGCTCGTACGGGTCTCGCTCCTGTTTATTCGCGCGCAGCTGTTGCGCCCAGTCGCTTTGCAGCTCCTCAAGGTGCGTAGAGCTTCCCAGCGGGTCGTTGGACAGCGGGCGGCTTCGACGTCCCGTGTCGAGGTCATACGCCCACTCTCCGGCCTGTGTGCCGCGCGGGAAAACGTCCCGGTCAAGCACGCGGATGTGCGCGTACGTGTTGGGATCGTGCTCCCAGTGCGGCGCGCGGTACGCGACACGCGGCCATTTCAGCCTTTCAAGGCTAGGGCTGCTGTGCTGTCTTTGCGCGATCTCAACCGTCTGGGTTTGATACGGACTTGGCCCACGCAAAAGGATTTCCGAATAGTTCGTGGGGTTGCCGCCATCGAAGTCTTCCTCACTGAGAGGCTTCGGACCTGCGTCTCTTCCTACATTCAGTGCGAGCGGTTCGCCTCCCGCGGCGTCAAGGCGAGGATTACCCCACCTGTCTAGCGCGGACTTAGGATCGCGAGCGCTATAGGCGGTCTCATCCATGGCTGAAGGGATCCAAGCCTTGACGCCTAGCGTACGGGCTTTTGGCGGCTCCCGCTCGACACCCAGAAGCTGCTCGTCGAAGTGCTTCGCGACCTCGTCCTTCGTCACGGAGGGGCGGTCGCCGAAGACCTCCCGGTACCCCGACCAGCGGATCTCTGCAGGCTTCACGCCGCTGCGCAGCAGCATCGCCTCTACCTGTTGGGGCGTGCCCTTCTCCTGCGGCAGGTTGCGGGCGACCTCCGCCGCGTGGCTGTAGAGGTTGAGCGGCGACAGCTTGCGCTCCGCGATGTTCTTGGCGAGGCCCTCGGCGCCCGTCTTGAGGCCGGGCTTGGCGCCGGGGACCATCCCCGCGAGCATCAGGGGCGTCATGGTCGCTGCGGCGGTCTCCAGCCGCCGTGCGGTCGCCGCGTCGCCGCGGTCTCGGGCCTCTTGAGCCTGCGCGCGGGTGTCCGCGATATCCTTGGCGTCGCCGAACGGGGTCAGGCCCAGCAGGGCTTCCGCCGGGTCGCGCCTGAACTCGCGCCCGAAGCTCGACAGGGCGCCGGATGCGGCGCGATCGAGGGCGCCGACCGGGTCCCGCACGATGTCCTCGCCGAAGCGCATGAGGTCGCCGCTGGCGACGCTTTCGCCCAGCGCGTTGACCAGCGCTCCGGGGACGCCCTTGGCGCCCTCCAGAAGGGCGCGGGGGTTGCCGAACAGGGCCTTGAGGCGGTTCCGCTTCGGGCGCTTGCCGGTGACGACGACCTCGTCGACAGTGGTCTCGGTCACCGCGTGTCTCCCGCCTCGAACTCCCGCTGCGCTTGCATGAACGCGGGGATCTTGTCTGGGGTCAAGATGTCGTCCAGCTTCATGCCGGTCTTTTTGCCGACGTACGCCTTGTAGGCCGCACGCTGCGCAGGCGTGTTGAAGGGGTGCGGCGCGTAGCGCTCGATCACGGCGTCAAGGGTCTTGCCCGCGAAGCGGTTGCGCAGCAGCGCCTCGTGCGCCGCGTCGCCGTTCTCTAGCGTGTCGAACTTGGCGAGGCCCGTCTTTTCGTCGAAGCCGACGAAGCCCGGCTGCTTGGCCACCCACGGCGACTTGCTCTTCTTCCCCTCGGCGTTCTGCACGATGTACATGATCGCGCCGCGGTTGTTGAAACGGTTCGTGGCGGCCCCCGCCGCGGGCGTGTCCTCGGGCGGCATGCCGAAGAAGTCTCCCAGCTCTTTCTCGCGCTGCTCGGGGGGCTTGTCGTCTTCCTCCGTGATCTGCGGCGCGGGCACGTCGGGAGGCGCCGTCGGGGACGGGCCCGGCGTGCCGCCGACGTACGTCGCGGTCGGCTGCACCGTGCGCCGGGGCAGGGAGCCAAGGAGGCTGGACCCGGAGACGATGGCGTTTACACGGCGCATGAACGCGCGGGCCGGACCCTCGCCGTCCATCTTTTGGATG